GACCACCTACGGCACGTCATATACGAGCGTGAAGTCGATTGCTCGAGCGGTACGCCTGGCGGTGGACGGCTGGACTGGCACGACTGCCGGGGTGACGATCCAGCGAAGCACGCTGCAGACTGAGGCTGACGGCGTGGACTTGCCAGCCGATGACCAGATGCTGCCGTACTACTCAGTGGTCCAGACGTTTGACTTCCGAATCAATGAGGCAACGTGATGGCAATGCCAGCCATGAAGTTTGAGTTTCCAGACTTTGAGGAGCTCAGAGAAGGATTCCGTCAGTTGCCGAAAGGGCTTTCTGCAATCACGCAAGGCGCTGCCGTTAAGCGTGCAATGCTTCCGGCCGTGGCAGCGTTGAAGGCAAACTCGCCAAAAGGGCCAACGGGCAACCTTGCGAGAGCGGTGAAAATTAAGTCTGTGCGTTACGCCGAAAGCGGCACTGGCGCGGCAATCGTCGGATACGTGAAGGCCGGAACCGGAAAGGCGAAAGTGGCTCAAGGCGGCAAAGTGAAAAAGGGTGCAGACAGGGCTTTCCATCAGTTCTGGATTGAGTTCGGAACCAAGGAGCGCAAAGTCAAAACACGATCAAGCCGTGGTTTTATGATTGCGTCCAGTTTTGGAAGCCTTGGGCCTTTTTCCATCCGTCGCCAAAGAATGGTGAAGGGCGGACGCAAGGTCGTGCAGGCCACGCCGAAGTACCCTAAGTCTTTTTTCAAGGCCGCCAAGGCTGGCGAGGTGCTTGTGCTGCCAGCCGTGAAGGCCCAGCACCCGGTGCGAAAGACATGGGAACAAGTCAGCCCGCAGGTGGCCGCAAGCCTTACAAAAGAACTGCGGCAAGGGCTCGTAAATGCTCAGAAACAGCTTGCAAAGTACGCCGCGAAGAAAGCCGATAAGTCCGGCAAGTAACTGCAAGGGGTGCCTATTGGTCGCCTAGTTTGTGAGTAGGGCTTTGCCGCCCAAAACTCACTAGGAGAGGCCACGATGGCGACTGATTCGCAGGGCAATACGTTCACCTTCAGCGGCAGCACGTACACCGTCACTAGCGTCACTGTCACGCCTGGCGGCGATCTGCTTGACAACTCGCACCTTGGCCTCTCCAGCGGTGCAAGTCGCACCTACCAGTCACCTGCCCTCATTGACAACGAGGTGAGCTGCGAGGCATACGGGGCCACCGCGTTAGCTATTGGCACGTCAGGCAACCTTGTGTTTGCCAGCACGACCTACACGGCAACCGTCTCAAGCTCCAGTGTTGCCTACAGCGTTGGCGAGCTCGTAAAGCAGTCGCTTACGTTCAAGGTGAAGTCGTAACGACGGGAGGCCGTCGTGGCAACTAGTTCGCAGGGCATCGGCGTCACCATCAGTGGCGACTTCGGAGACATTGACTTTGAGGAAGTCACAAGTGCGTCTATTGACGGCGTGCAAGCTGACACCGTTGAGGTCACTCCTCGCACGTCTACTGTCCGCAAGAAAAAGTTTCGGCCAGCAGACACGGACGACGGCACCGCGTCTTTCGTCATGCGCTCACGCAGTCAGATTACTGATTCCCTAGTCGGGCAGACTTGTGACTTTGTTGTGTACAAGTTTGGGTTAGGCGGGGAGCAGTATTGGAACGGCGTTGCAATCATCCAATCGCTTGCATGGCGGGCTAGTGTAGGAGAGCTACAGGAATACTCTGTGGCATTCAAACTAGGAGCGACAACGTAATGGGGCTTGCTGAAGAAATCCTTGCCGCTGATCAGTCGCAGTCTCTCAAGGTCAACGTGCCTGAGTGGAAGTGCGACGTGTGGGTTCGCACGATGCCGCTTGGCGAGTTGCAGGCGTGGGAACTCGCGTGCCTGCGAGCCAAGGGAGAGGGCATTGACGATTACCGCACGCGGTATTTGTGCAAGTGCCTAGTTGACGCGGACGGAAAGCCGCTCTTCACCAGCGAGCAACTCAAGGGACTGAGCGGCACCGTTGGGGCGCGGCTTTTCAAGATTGCTCAGCGGCACAACGACCTAGACGAGAAGGAGATTGAGGACATCGGAAAAAACTCCTAGCCCGGCCGCTGGATGCCTTTGTGTATCTGCTGGCCGGGACGTTGGGGCGAACTGTTGAGGAACTTGGCCGCACGATGAGCGTAGCTGAGTTCAAGGGTTGGCTGGCAATGCACAGGTACGTGGCACCTTTGGATCTCGGAGGCTGGCGGCAGACAGGGCGAATAGTGGCGGCGACTCTGGCCCCATACACAAAGGGCAGGCCACCAAACGAAGAAGATTTCATGCCGATCGAACGGCCGCCAATGACTGGCGCACAGATCGCAGCGGAACTCTCAAAGCTGAAGCGGTGACGTATGGCAACAACTCTGGCACTGGCGATGCGGGCAAGCATGTCCGCCGGCGGCGTTGTGTCAGGTGCCAACCAAGCCGCCAAGGCGATGGACCGGCTGGGCGATCAGGCCCGCAAAACTTCCAGCGACCTGTCGCTTATCAAGAACATCGCCATTGGGGCCGTGGTTGCCAAGGGCATTGGCATGGCCGCCGATGCGTTTATGTCGGCTGCTCGAGCGGCTGGCAGTTACGCAGCCAATGTTGCCCAAGGCGTGGACGCCATGAGCGACTTGGCACAACGCACGGGCATTGGCGTTGAGTCGCTGCAAGCGTTGCAGATGGCCGCCAAGCTCTCAGGCATTGATGACGTAACCGGAGCCGTTCAAAAGCTTGGCGTGGAAATCGGCCAAGCAGCAGAAAGCGGAAAAACCGAAGCGTTTACCAAGCTTGGGCTGGACTTTCAGCAACTGCAGGCAATGGCACCGGAAGATCAGTTTAAGGCCATCCAGGCCGCCATCTCGGCATTGCCAACACCAGCGGAGCGAGCAGCCGCCGCCGTTTCAATCTTTGGCAAGGCCGGCGTTGAGTTGCTGCCGTTGATGAATCAGAACCTTGCCGAAGTTGAAGAGCGTATGCGAAGGCTAGGGGCCATCGTGGGTGATGATCAAGTAGAGGCCATCGGCGGCATGAATGACGCCCTAGACATGGTGAAGGCCACCTTTGACGGCATCATCGGCAACGTGGTTGGCAACCTTGCCCCTGTCGTTGAGTCGCTGGCTAACGACTTGCTGGCGTTCGTGGAAGAGTTCAACAACGTCGGAGGCGAAGGCGGCGGCATTGCCGACACGATTTCCAACGCCTTGCTAGACGTGGCGGACTACTTCGCTGGCATCTTTGACAATGCCGTAGCCCAGTTTGATGGTTTTGGTGTGACTCTGCAGGAAGTTGGCTCTGTGTTTGAGTTTACCGGCAACGTGTTCACTGCCGTCGCAGAGATTTTGCGGGCAGGTTTCAATCTGTTTCAGATTGCTGGCAACGTGTTGGCCATGGGGCTAGGCAAGTTCCTTGAAGGCATCGGCTCGTGGGTTTCCAGTGACCTTGAGAAGTTTGGCAAAGACTTGTCGGCAAACGCCGAAAAACAAGCTCAGCAAAACGCTGCAGAGATGGAAGGTGCCGCGTCTAACGCCGGTGCAGCAGCTAGCCGCGCAGTGTTTGGCGGCAACTCTTCGCAGAGCGCGCCGGAAGGCCCGGCAGGGCGTGCTGTCAACCGTGCCCGAGAGCGAATGAACGACTCAGAGGCCCGTGCTGAGCGTGAGCGAGCAAGGGCACAGAAGCAACGAGACGATAAGGCTGCAAGGGAAGCCGCAGCTGCGGACGCTAAGGCGAAGAAAGACGCCGAAGACGCACGCAAGCGACAGGAAGATGCGTCTAAAAAGGCTGCAGCCATAGACGAGAAGATGGCCGGGAAGCGTGGCGACATTGGCGACATTCTTTCCGAGCGTGCCGCCGCCCTTGGCGGCAAGTCCAACGAAGCCTTGAAAGCCAACGACGTTCGCTCTAGCGAGGGCATGGCCCAGTTCCTAGCCCTGGCCACCGGCCGCGAAGATCCCGCCATTGCCGAATACCGAAAGCAAACCCAGAAGCTTGACGAGATCCGTGGCGAGCTTCGGGCCTTGCAGCAGGAAAAGGTGGACATCTTGGGGGCAGCCGCCTGATGGCCATCCTTTCCTACACCGAGCTCGCCACCGTCGCCGCTTCGCGGAAGTTTGGCGAAGCTCCCACCTTTCAGCGCAAGTTCGTCGTAGAGGTGGACGACCCGGCGACTCCTCAGACAGCAATCGCCAATGCTCCTGGCATTTCGTTTCTGGCTGCCCACCCAGAGGCGTCATACTGCAAGGCCATGAATGTTGGCGTCGCCAACTACAACGGCTCACGCTGGCACTATGAAGTGACGTGGGACTACGAACTGCCCAAGCAGCAGAACGTAGACCCTAACCCGCTGGCTCGAGCAGACATCTGGAAGTGGAGCACCGGGGGCCTGCAAGTGCCGGCGCTCTACTACTACGAGGAAGGCGACGTTCTTACGCCCCTCCAGAACTCTGCTCAGGATTTCTTTGAGGGCGTGCAGGCGGATATTTCGACGCTGCAAGCGTCCATCAGCGGCAACCGCCAGACGTTTGACTACGGGTTGGCCACGACAGTTACGAACGCCGTAAACTCGTCTTCGTACCTTGGGGCTGAGCCGTACACATGGAAGTGCTCGGGCATCGCAGCCACGCCTGCCGTCGAGGTGGTAAACGAAGTCGAGGTCCGCTATTGGCAAGTCGAGGTGACGCTGGAGTATCGCCCTGACGGGTGGCCGCTCCAGCTGCCCAACGTCGGGTGGAATTACCTGGACGGCGGCACCAAGAAACGGGCTTACGTCATCGACACCGACAGCGGCGACAAGGTGCCGTCTAGCAATCCGCAGCCGCTCACGACGGAAGGTGCCATCTCAAGCGGGGCACCAACTATTCTGGTTCGCCGCGTGCACAAGGCCGTGAACTTTCAGCAATATTTCGGAACGCCAACACAGCAGTAGGAGCAGCCATGCCTGATCTCACCTGGAATATCAACGCCCAGTTAGCCAAGGGCTCGCTCAATCAAGCTCTGGTGGCGTCTGGCGTCACTGCTGACTGCAGCGCCAGCGGCATCAACACGCTGACGCTCACGCCGGGGACCAACGCCGCCGGCACTGTGGCAATCACAACGGCCACGATGTCTAGCGTTGGCCTGTTCTTCGCCCGTAACCTGTCCACGGTGTCCACAGCGGCCGTTTCGTTTGGGCAGCTATCCGCAGGGGCTCTCGTGCCTTGCGTGTCGCTCAAGGGCGGCGAGGCTGCCGTAGGGCGTCTGGCTGCTGGCAACTACGCGGCTCAGTCCAACCTCGCCGGCACGCAGCTGGTGGTCAGCATCGTTGAGGGCTGACCGTGGCAGAGCAGGGAGCAAGCAACGGCGCAGGGCAGGCGGCTGGCAAGTCGTTCGTGTCGTTTTCTCGAGGTGCGGCCCAGCGGATCGCAAAGGCGGTTCGCACCGTCGAGGCCGGCGACCGGAATCAACCGGGGCTGACGTTTGACCATCCGATGCCGGGCGGCAGCAAGGTTTTCCGCGTCTGCACGTTTACGGGTTCGTGGGGCAAGAACACTGCCAAGGTGGTGACGTTTCTTGGGGTAGCGTCACCGCCCAACACTGCGGTGGCCCAAAACATCTTCGTGGCAATCACCGGAACTACATCAACGTCTACAACAAAAAACTGCGCGATCGCCAAAGACGGCACAGCGTGGTACCTGATCGCCGCGGAGTGCTCGTGATGGTGCTGCTGCCGGGGTGCGCGTGCTGCTTGTGTTCGGCCGGCGGATGGCCCGGCTGGCCTTATAACAATCCAGACTCGATTGAGGTGGACCTCGCCGCATCTTCAGCGAAGTACGGCACTCTGGAGTGGGACTTAGGCACGGCAAAGAAGGCGACAATCTACACGCCAGCCGTGTCTGCCGGGACTTACTCCCTCGCGTACGACAGCGGAAGCGGAACGTACAAGTACACCGAAACGCATTCATTCACCCTAGAGTTTTCGTTTGCGTACCCTGGCGGACAATCTGAGGCGGCTCGGTT